GATATAATATCTCTGCTTATATCTTCAGAGCATTTGCATTTTTCATTGGTTAAATATCTAACATAATCGAATGCGTAATATATATATACTACGAACATTAGGAAGAACACAAAAGTTGCTATAGATAGCAGTTGGACAACTACGAATCCCATGCTTTCGGCAACGCTTTTAAGAGATATTATAGATGTTATTAGGAAATATGCTAAAGCAACTATTGTAAAGTTTTTGATGAACTCTTTATTAGGATGTTCAGAGCATTCGCAGCCCATATTTTCAAGCTTATAAATGTAACTCAGGATGATTATTAGCAGTATTGCAAATATAGCTTGAATTATTGCGCTACTGTAAAAAGACAGGTTGTTGTTGTTTGCTTTCATTATACTATTTCTTACTCTATACTATTATATAGAAATAATTTTTTTATTTTTATAACTCTAAAATATTATAAATAAGGAATTTAGTTGAACTATCATAATTTTTAATATCTATATTTTTAATTTTATTAATAATATTGGGGTATTTTTTTATACACAATAATTTATATATTTGTTCCAATAATATATCTAATATATATTTGTGATATTTATGATCATTAGAATCTATTATAAAATATATGTGGTCGCAGATATTATTTAGTAATACAATAAGCTCGTCGTTCTTATACTTCGCCCATACTTTATTCATGTTATGTATTCCCTTTTTCCATTTAATATATTTACAATACATATCATATTCATCGTTTAGCAATAGAAGGTTGTTTTCATATACGTAGGGGGGCGGGTTCCACCCTTTATTATTTATATAATTATCCCATTGATTATTGATATTAGCAGTTAAATACTCGGCGTTAAAGAAGTCCAATATATTACAGTATATATCGTCGTCACTCGTTTTAATATAATTCAAAATTATACTAAAGACATCATCTAAATTTTCACTATTATTTATTATTTCTCGTATTTTATCATATATATTGTCTTTATTTTTATGAGATAATTTATTTAAATAACCTATAAAACACCTTTTGGTCTCAGAATTCTTAGAAAACTCGGGGATAATAATACGAACCCTATTATTAGCCCTTGGTTTATTATATTTATCCTTGCTGTTATTATAAATCTTCTTGGCCCATATCATTTTAGGATCATAAAAAGAGTTAAAACACGAGTATGTATTTTTAACTTCAAGCGACCTTTCTAATATATTTGATGGTATCGTTGTGATATTTTCATATTCTCTTTTAAATTCTTCTATATTGATCTTTATGATCTGTTCACTCATTATTAGTTATAATAAGGGTATCTTGTTATATACTTAATCCTCTGTTTATAATTTTGAGTACATAATTGAAAAAATTTTAGAAATTTCAAATAAATTATGTACTCATTTTTTAATTCATAATATACATAAAGCACAAGCTCTTAATATTATTAATATGTGCGAGATATTAAAAAAGTTGGAAGAACTATACAGAAATAATTTGGTATACAGGACTATAATTGTATGTAAAAATATTGAAGATAGCAAAAATATCTTGAATACTAATAATTACAATGCCTATGTTATAGATAAATACGATAATATAAATTACGACAGTTTAGATACTCGTATTTTCCTAATAGAAAAAGATAACTTTATTAAATTTATCAAGGATTCAATTGATAACGAGAACCCTTACGGTTCAGACTTTTACAATGTTGTAATATTCGATAGTAAAGGAAGTAACGATCATGGCAATCTCAAGAAAGAGTTTAAGAAAATATGCAATAAAGACATTATAATATTTTAGCTGCTAAATAATTATTATCTAATTATAATTTAGAAGAAGTTTAGACTATTTAATGGCTGGAAGGAGTACTATCCGTACTTCCAGTACTTTCAATAGTTCAAGTACCGTCAGAAGCAATCGCAGTAAAAACAATAACAGCAATATTATTACCATGGTAGTTGTAATAGCTTTTTTGATATTAGCTATATTTGTAATGTTTTATTTTAACCAAACTATAATGGAGAAATTCACTGGAAAGCGCAATTATTGCTTAGAGTATTATTACATGGATGGGTGCAGGCATTGCGATCGCTTTAATGAATCTGATGCATGGGATCAATTAAAAACCCAGTACGGCGACCAAGTAACTTTTAACAAATATAACAATCGCGAAGAAAAGGATAGAATAGATAAATACAATATATCAGGGTTTCCTACTATTGTATTAACAAAAGATGATAAAATAATTAAAGAATACAATGGAGATAGAAGCAAGGAAGACTTAGAAAAGTTTATAGTAAGTTATACAGAAAAGGTAAATGCTTAGATATATAAATAAAACATAATAATAACCAATTATATTAAGAATAAAATCAAAAATATGGGCGCCGGATTAATGCAATTGGTACTAAATGGGAGTATGTCTGATTTTATTACAAAAAATCCTAAAATAAACTATTACAAATATGTGCATAATAAGCATACGAATTTTTCCATTGAACAGATTACTTTAACATCTGAAGGGAATGCTAATGGCGGATTTATAAACGGTACAAAGCTAACTTTTAAAATTAAAAGGTATGCCGATTTTTTATCAAATATGTTCTTGACTTTTAATATACCTGCGATATATTCGACAAACAAGCACAAGTTTAGATGGGTAACTAATCTCGGATACAATTATATTAAAGAGGCCCGTATAACTATTGGTGGGAGTACTATAGAGACGCTATATGGCGAGTGGTTAAATATATGGGACGAGCTGACTAATAAAGATGGTATCAAATACAATAAGCTTATAGGTAATGTAGATGAATTGGTAAACCCTTTTAAATTTGTTCCGAAGTATACTATTATAAATAATAAAATGTATAATATAACGTATCCTATAGCTACAAATAATAATCCAAGTATTAAACAGAGGCAGATACAAGTACCATTGAATTTCTGGTTTACTAAAAATCCATCGTTGGCCCTGCCTTTGTTAAAATTGCAAAACAATGAAGTCTATCTCGAAATAGATACGATAGATATCGGATTCAACGGATTATTTCAAGTTTGGAGTAATATATTGAATATGTATGTTAGCCCGATCTTTTATAATAGAGTTCATCAAGATAAGATAGATATCGCGAGTTTTGTAAGCACAAGCGACAGAGTATTTGATGTTAGGAATCAACTAATATGTTCCTATGTATATCTTGATAGTATCGAGAGAAGTACTTTGTTGCTAAATACTAACAAGATTAATTATGTAATTAGTACAGCGAAGAGAACAATAAGCGAATTTAATATTTCTGAATTACATAAAACAATAGATATTACAAATGCTAATCATCATATAAAGGAGTTGATATGGATAGCAAGAAGAAAGGATTCTATAAAGAATTTCAATAATCATATGAACTATACGGCTACTCCCGAAGAATATAAAGAGAATATGGGTATATTAGATAGAATTGAAATAATATGGAATAGAGAAATATCAAGATCAGACAATGACGCAGAGTATTATAATAACATAGTGCCTTATAATTACCATACAAATATTCCAAGAACGGGCTTATATTGCTATTCGTTCTCTCTGTTTCCTGAAAAACAAATTAGTGCAGGATCTTATGATAATACATCTATAAGAACCTCGTTATCTATATATGTTAAAGAGAATATCAAGAATGACGAGGAAGTCAATCGCGTCAAGAATATATACAATAGCATATCAGAAACTTCTTACGAAGATACAATTATAGAAATTGTAATATATGCTATAGATGTTAATATATTAAGCTTATCAAACGGAATTGCCGGATTCAAGTATAGTTAAGAGAAACAGAGATCTATTGTTTTATTTTTATATTCTTCATTATTAATAAAAGAATTATGGATTTAATTATTATTATTATAATAATCGTTTTTGTTCTTATAATAAAATATTTAATAGATACTATAAATTCTTTAAATAGCGAAATAAGGGAAATTAAGGACAAATGTATTTTAAATAAAAACGCAACCTTTAATAAAAAAACAGAAATTCCAACAGTTAAAATCAATGATATTATAGGCGGTATATCATATTTCAAAAATTACATTGATAAACCTTGATGTAAAGATATATAAATAATATAAGCGTTTATAATTAAATGCCACGAAAAAATAAAAAGAACGATATAAAATCTACAATAGATAAAAAAAAGGGTTTAATGTCTACCATGGTTAAAAATGTAATAGTTGTTGAAAATGAGGATATCATATTGCAATTACCTATATCATCTAATGATATAAATAAAATGAATATACATATAAACGATGAAACATTTGATATCCCAAAGCCTTACGAGCCAGGATGTTGCTATATTAATGAAACAAATACTTATAATAATATTCAAGATAATTTAATAAATGGGAATGACTATTATAACACGTATTATAATAACACAAAGGAATTAGATGAAAATAATATGGAATATATAAATAACGAATGTAATAACTCTATGGAAAAAAATAAAAGTGAAAATATAATTAAATCAGTTAATAATTGTTACTGGTGCTGCCATCCTATAAATGATAGAATTTATGGCATGCCTTATAAATATAATGTTGTCTCAAATACTTATATATTATTCGGAAACTTTTGTTCTTTTGAATGCGCAAATGCGTATAATTTTTCATCGCATTGCGGTAGTGATAAGGTATGGGAGATAAACAGTCTGATACAAATGTTGAGCAAACACTTTGGGAATATCAAACCAATACGTCCAGCTCCTTCGAGATTTTTATTGAACATATTCAACGGCCCTCTGTCTATTGATGAGTTTCGCAAAGGCCATAAAACAAATGATAAAACACATTTACTCAATCTTCCCCCTATGATTTCTACTACATATAATTACGAAATAGTTAATACATCTTACCTTAAAAATACAACAGATAATATGAATACTAAAATAGAAGTTAAAAAAAATAAAAAATGATATAAGACTTTTATAATTATAATTATTGTGATTAAAACATGAACGATAATGAAGAAATCTACTTTTCTCCTTACAGAGTATCAACTATAACTTGTAATGCGAACATTGGAGAAGATATTAATTTAAATTTAAAAATTTTATTTGATAATATTTTAATTATAGATAAAGACGCTGTAGATAATGGTATTGTATGGGTTCAATATATTAAGGAAGATAATGAGCTAAGTCGTGGAATATACCCTAAAAAAAGAAGAAAAAGCAAGAAGAATAAAATGAAGAAGAATCGTTTTGATAATCAAGTTACTATTATTTGCAAGAATAATACGTATATGCCTAATGTAAAAATATTTAAAAACGGAAATATTCAGCTGACTGGTATTAAAAATGTTAATGATACAGAGGTAATTGTAAATCATATTATCTATAATATCAATAATATATATGAGAATATCTCAAAAGACATCATAAATAATCCCGGTGATAATTATAAATTAACCTTAAAATATCAAAATTTTAAGATTAGAATGATTAATTCAGATTTTAAAGTATATTGCGATAGCGAACTAAAAGTTGGCTTCGGATTAAAAAGAAGGGAAATTCATAAGCTTTTAATAAGCGATCTATATAACAACAAATGTTCTTTTCAACCTGGAATATATCAAGGAGTTAAATTGGAATATTTTTGGAACAGGTGTAATAGCAATAAAAACGGTTTATGTAATTGTCCTAAAAAATGCTTTGGAAAAGGCAAAGGAGAAAAAATAAATGAATGTAAAAAGGTAACTTGTGCTCTATTTGAAAGCGGAAGTATATTGATTACCGGAGGAGTATCCTTCGAACAAGTAGACGAAACATACAAATATATATGCGATTTTTTAAAAAAACACAAAGATTCTATCAAAAAAATACAACCATCTGCTATGATCATGAATAACGAGACAGAAGTCGTTGAGGT